ATGCGCGTCATTAAAGTTATCTTGTCAGTATTCGTTGTTATCTTATTGAGCATATTTTTAGCTCGTTTCATGATTGGTAGCGGGCTGGCTCAAGCCGGGCTTGATACCCCCGTGGGTAATTCTATATACATTTTGATGAAGAATATTTTTGGCGTAGCTGGAGGCGAGAGTGGAGAAGTATTTGTAATTGATTCAATAATAACTGCATCTTTCATTTTTGTTGTCCTGGCGTGTTGGTTGCTTTCAAAACTAAAGGCAAAAATCTCTCGGACGAAATCTTAGCTGACGTCCATAAGTGCTGTGGCGGAAAATTTATTAGTTTTTCTGAGTTTGTTCTTTAATAAGCCGCTAACTAGCGGCTTTGTTATACCCAGCACGTAGGCTGTCCCGCGTGGGCTCTCATGTCCGAGAGGGATTCACCAGAGGAACGCTTAGATCGTAGACATCCATCATCGCCCCGTCCCGGTGACCGCTAGCTTCCTGTTTGTCCGCCCTATTGCCCACCGTGTCGGTGATACCCCGCCGCTTGAGGTCATGCAGGCCAAAGCGTTGTTCGGCTGTGATGGTGCCGTCCTCAATGGCCGATGTTATGAATCGTTGCCAGGCTGTATCCAGACTGGATTTACGTAAAGCACCACCGTGGCTGGCCACGATGATGTAGCGTCGATCAGGGCGGATCGGAACGACCGTTGATTTGCTGGCCCACACCTTGGCCCGGTAGGCCTTCGCTCCCTCCCAGGCGGCGCGCAGGCGTGGCGTCCAGCGGACAATGTTGTCCCGGCTGCCCTTGCGCCGGTTGGTCATAACGCCTTCGGCCAACTCGTGGGCGTCGGTCAGGGTGATGGTCTCAATGCCCCGCAAACGGCACAGGTAACCAATTTCCATCACGTAGCTCAGGTACTCGGGACAGCCACCTTTCTCGTTCCTGGCCAGGCGGCCAAATGCCAGGGCGCGGTCGACCAGCGCTTCCATGACCTGGTGCTCCGGTAAACGTCGGCGTTTGCGCTCGACAGGCGCCTCAATACCCTGCGCGGGATTGTTGTCGAGGTAGCCCCGGTTGCGACCCCACTGCAGTACCCGGCGCAGGTAGCGCAGGACATGCGCCGCTTTGGACGGCGTACCTTCGTCGGCCAAGCGATCGACAATCCGCTGGATCAATGCCGCCGTGAATTTCTTCACCAGCAGGTCCCCCAACGATTTGCCCAGCCGGGTCGGTATGCCAAGCAAGACGTCTCGCGAATAGCAATAGTCGCTGTGAGTCTTGAAGCTGAGTTTCTTGTAACGATCGCTCAGGTGAAACTGCGCGCAGACGTGACGCAATGTGCCTTTATCGACGCCCGAGGTTTGCTCCATGATCTGGTGCAACTCGGCCAGGCTCACGTCAGCAGGTGCCACATTGCGCCGGCGCTGTTTGCCGGTCTCGTCGTAATGCAGCGTGTACCAGACGCCGGCATTGCGATGATCAAAATAGATGGCCGCTGGAAGAGCGGCCTGGTCTATGTGTGGGGGGATGTGCGGATTGTGCTTCCGCTTACGCGCTTTCCTCATAAGATATTGGTGTCATAGCTCTCTGAGGTTACAGACTCGATGCCCGCAGCGTGGTGGATAAGATCCAGCGTCGTCCACGGACCAGTTCGCCCCCGGAACATGCGGATCCCCTGAGTTATCAGCGAGCGTTCGACGTCGGAGCGGCGTTGGTAGCCCGTGATGCGCTGCAGGTCCTCAAAAGTGAGAACGTTGCTTGTTTGGGTGTTCATGATTGCTCTCTATCTCAAGCAGCAATCAGGGCAGTGTAACGTCCCGCCCTGATGCTCAAAGCCAGAACCTGACGGCTCAATTACTGGGGTAGGGGATGTCGAGAATGCTGGCCAGAACGCGCATGTCGTTGGCGCTCAGATCACCTTGCGTCGTGGCCTGTGTGGCCAGGCTTTCAAGTCGCCCGCGAGCGTGCGGAGTCTTGTGCACCTGGTAACTGATCAATGCTGCGCCGATCAGGGCGATAGTCAGCAGGTTTTGGGATGGTGTGCTAGCCTTTGGATCGCTGCTGCTTGGGTGTTCCGTCTTCATCACCGTACTCCTAGTAGTGGTTGGTACTGGGGAGCTGCAACTCCTCAGTACCGTTCTTTTGCTGACATCATTGCCGTCAGTTTCTTATGGCTGCAGTCCTGCCCTGCGCACCAGGTGAATCACCAAATCTTCCAGATCGACCAGATCTTCCGTCTCTGATTGCCATTCCAGCACCGCCTGGATCTGATCCCGGCTGCATTCCAGTACTAAAAGCTCCTGCTTTGTGGCGCTCCGAACTTCCAGAATCTCTACCAGGCCAGCAGCGCTGTATGCCTCGGCATGTACCAGCTGGTTTGCTTCGCCGATCCATTCGTGCAGTTCTTTCAAATGCTTGAGCTGCTTCGTAGCACCTTGGCAACCTTCGCCCGTGATGACTTGAACGTGCATATGCGTTCCTCCTTGTGGTAGTGATCAAGCGGCCTGAAAAATCCAGCACCGCACGGTTTTCGGTTTATCGGCGGCGTCGATATCCCAGGACGAACACACGTTGCGGTTTGTCTCGATAAACTTCGGGCACTTGCTGGTTTTCAGGTGACGTTTGAGTTCGGCCAGATCCGGGATCTTCTGCCGCTTATTCGCTGCAGCTTCGGCAAAGTCGTTCAGGTTCACCGCAATCAGCCCCTCATTACGAGAGTGGTTCAACGCACCAGCGTGGCTGTTCAGGTATTCGTAAAGCTCCCAGAACTCAACGACCATCGGGTGATCAGCGTTGATTGCCAGTTGTCGCTCTTTGGCCATGCTTTGAACCTCGGCATGGGCTGCGTCAACCTGGTGTTGCTGCAGTGGCACGACATGTACCAGGGCGTCGACCAGCGCATGCAACTGGGCGTGATTCTTGGCAATACGCACCGTGCGGATCTCGGGCAACTGCAGCAGCCGCTGTTCATAGAGCGGCACACTCGCTTTCACGGTCTGCATCACTTGCGCTTCCCGGGTTGTTGCCATCAACAGAAAGCCACTCACCTTGTCGACTGGCATCTGCTCGAGCTCTTCCACCAGCAGTTTGGTTTTGGCTGTCTGGCCGTCCTTTGTCATGCCGACGTGGGCTATCCGCTGCAGGATGGGCTCTGAGGCGTTCACAGCATGGTTTTGGGCGAACACAAAAGCACCGCGGAACGGCGGCTCCCGCGTGTCGTTGCCGTTGTTCTTGACCCCGGTCGATCGGACGCTACGGCCGTTGTAAGCGGTTTTCAGCTCGTCCCAGTCGTACTGCTTAGTCGCGCTGCCATCGGTCTTTTCCCGTTCGGATTCGATCAGCACGACCGGTAGGTTGCCGACCTGGGCGAAGTTACGGGCGCGGGCAACCGGTGTGCCCTTGGATGGGTCAAAGCCTTCGTAGTCGAGGCGACCAAGCAGCTTCCACAGAAACTCGATCAGCGTGGACTTACCCGCACCGGCTTCGCCGACCACCTCAAGAAACAGATAACTCTTCTGGTGCTGCCGGATCTGCTCCGCGAACAATGCTCCAAGCCAGTACGCCAGAACGACGATTCCTTTGGCCCCGAAGCACTGCCACAGAATGTCGAGCCAGCGTGTGGTGAACTTGTTCAGGTCGGTGTTGATGTTCAGTGTGACGGACTGACTGAGCGTTTTAATGCTCAGTTTCTCCATGTCGAAAAAGTCTTCCTCGTTCAGTTTGTAAACCTTGCCGTCGCGCACGGCCACGTCGCCGTAAACGTAGGCACCGTGTTCGCGGGTGTAGCCGGTGAAGTCGATTGTCTGCACGGTCTTGAGCGCGTTTGTCTGCTCTTCAATGAACGCGTCCAGTTGCTGCGTGGTGCCGGTGAACATCCCACCGGGTGCGATCCCGAGCAGTCGTTTCTTGAACTCGGCTGACGAGGCGATCTGCGAGCTGGTAAAGGTGTTTTTGATTGGCGCGGCGTCGTGGGCAAACGTGATCCGGAAGTAGTACCAGGACTCGTCGGTTAGCTTGTTCTCCTGGTAGTACAGCGCCTTGGGGTTGCAGGTGGCGATTCGCTGAATCGCGCCACATTGCTGCATGGCTTTGGCTCGACGTTGCTTGTCGTTCAGTAACTGATCGTCCTGATGCTCGCTGTCCTCAAGGTCTTGCATGGCCCGGTTGAATTTCTCCAGGTCGAGCTTGAACCAGTAGAGGCGATTACCAAATTCAAGGTGGAATTCGCTACGGCGCTTCCAGTCGAAAAGTATCAACGCTTTTTCCGTTGCGTTGTCGGCGATCAGCAGAGCACCGTGGTGCCTGGCAACAGTCAGGTCCTTCTGGGTCTGCTCAGTCCGCTTGTCATCCTCATCGATGGCCCACCAACGCTGGTGCAGATCGTTCCAATCGACTTTGCGACCGTCACGCTGGGGGATCTGAGCTGCTTCGCAGAGAAAGCCCAGCTCACGTGCCTGGCGTACCCAGCGCTTCGTGTACGCGTGTGCACCTGGCTCGTTGTCCAATGCCCACACCAGCTTCGGTAATTTGCCTTCACGGTCTTTGGCGAGGCGCTTCAACGACTCGTCTGGAAAAGCATTGGACGACATAGCGGATACTGCTGCCACGCCGTGATGCACCAGCGCGATGGCATCAAAGATTCCCTCGACAATCCAAAGCTCTTTGACGTCCAGCAGCTCGACACACGGGGGGCACCACCACACGCCTTTGTAGCTTTCGCCTGGCTTGAAGCGCGCCTTCATCTTCCCGAACCGGGCTGGGCGGTCAATCAACCGCTCCCAGTAGCCACCTTTATCGAGTGCGAACCGCACTGTGGCGCTGCCAGCGTCATGTTGGGACGAAAAGAAAGTGTCCTGAGTGAACCAGCCGGTGATCAACGACATGTCGAAGCTACGTGCAAACTCCATGTAGGCGCGAGCCGTTGCGGTAGGGGCATTATCGGTCGCGGGTGCGCGCTTGCTCCAATCCTCAAAAAGGTCGTCGTAAATCTCTTTGACGTGCAGCGTGTGACCACACTTCTCCTGCCGGCCGCAAATCAACTGCCAAGGGCTGTCAAAGCGGGTGTAAAGCTCCTTTTTGTTGCACTTGGGGCAGGTGCCGCCGCGCATATAGTTGGTTGATTGGCGGAGCTTCAATCCGTAGTCGGACTGAATGCGCTGCAGAACGTCGTGGCGTAGATCGTCTCTCATGAATGCTTCACTGCTTTGAGGCTTTGGCTCAGGGCTGCCATAAGGCGTTTTTGCGCTGCCATAACAGGGACGTGGGCGAGAATTGCGCCATGGCGTTGGCCGTCCGCTACAAAGCGGTATTGGTCGTCGTACCAGTATTCATTGAGCCTCAGGCGATACTGTTCACGCAGTGCTTCAAGCAGTGCTTGAGCCTCTGCCTGGGGCAATTGAGCGGTGACGATCACGGCGTTGGCCATCGTTAAACCTCGAATTTAGGCGCAGCTCACCCATACCCACTGGAGTGGGGCAGGCAATGTTTGGGGGTGTTTAAGTGGCGGGGGGGACGGGTTTGCCGTGGCCGGCAGCGATCAGGTGCTCGTAGATCAGATGAACAGGTACAGACCAAGCGAGGCCACGAATGGGATCACTGATCACTACTGTCATTTCTGCGCTTGCTTGAAGGTCTATACGCTGGCGACCGATGACGGCCAGAACGTTACTGTAGGCCTGGTGCACCAGATGGTTTGCAAAAGACTCTTTGACCTCAAAGCTTTCGACCAGGTGATCGATCGTTCGACTAAGCAGTTGGCCCAGATCGCCCAAATGCTCGCCCTGATGGCGCTCGATAAATGCCTGAGCTGCAGCGCGGATTGTCTCTTGATAATCCATATCAGCTGATACGTTATTCATTTTTCAGTCCCTGATTTAGCGCGGTACAGATCGATAGCTGCCAACACTTCCGCATGACGTGCAGCCATGTGCAGGTTATGTGCATTGAGAATGTGTTCTGCCTCGGCCTCATTGATGCAACCGTCTGCAAGTGCCTTGGCAATTTCCTGGTCGACGCATCCACGCTTTACCGCCGCTTGAATGGAAAGGGCGTACATCTCGACGTTGTCCAGCGAATCGGGATCAGCCACTGGAACGAACAGGCCGCCGTACATCGAGGCCACATAGTTGGGAAAATGCTGAGTTCCGGCTTCCTGCTCCAACTGGAACAACTGAGCATCATTTAGCGGGCGACTGTTGTTGTTCTCGTAAGCGTGGTTATCAAACTTTTTCAAAGCAAGACCGATCCGAGCTGCAGCGCATTCACGTCCGCCTGGATAACTGCAGATGATCGCGCTGACTACTTCACGGCGTGTCTTTAGAACTGGACTTTTCATGTTCTGCTTTTCCCTGCTGATCTGCGCCATTACTGTGCGATCACACCGTCTTTTATACCCAGCAACACCGCGGCGCGATGTGCCTCCCCTCGGCGACCTTTGATCCTTCCATTCAAAAGGTCGCTGACCAAATTTTTGTTCAATCCATGTTGTCGGCTGAATTCCGCAATGCTGACCCCCTTGTGATCGAGAGCTGCTCGGGCTTGCTCGGGCGTAACGGTGGCGGGCATGATGTGCACTCTGTTTGTTCGTGGTCGTTTCTGTTGGTCTGTGGTGATTCTTGGTCAAATAATTGATCAAGTCAAGCGTGGTGAATAAAAATATGCACATTGCTGACGGAGTAGGTGAGCGCCTTAAGGAAGAGCGCGAGCGCTTGGGCTTGAGTCAAACCGAGTTTGGAACGAGACTCCGAGTTAGTCGCGGAACTCAGAAAAATTATGAGCTTGGTGCGAATTCATTGGACCTCCGTTACGTCGCGGCCCTCGTGGATCAAGGCATTGACGCCGGATATGTACTTACCGGGCTTCGCTCTCCTGCTCCTGGACAGGGGTTGAAGCCGGACGAAGCTGAGCTGGTAGATCAATATAGGAGATTGCCTGTAGATGATCAGAAAACTGTACGTCGAATTGTGAAGTCTATGGCAGCAGAAGCCGCCGAGGCCTCGAAGTAAAATTTATCGATTCCTGAATCGAGCTATTTCCAGTCATCTGCGTATCCTCAACAGGCTCCGTACCGTCGCCTCCAAATGTATTTAATGGAGCGTAAGTATGTTGGAACGCAGTAATCTCCAGAGCCTTAGTGGTGAATGGTCAAGCTTTCATCGGCTTGAAATCACAGAGTTAGAGAAGGATTTAATCAAGCTTTACCGTCAGATGTCTGAGAGCGAGCAAAAGCAAATTCGCCGCATCGCTGGTTATTTGGCCAAGCCAGTTGAGATTGAATAATTATCTTGTGGGCGATTGAATCACGCCTGCACCGCCTATCGCCGACTCCTCTGGTCGGCGGTTCATTCAAGCCACTGCCTGCCGCCCTAGTTGCTCAAACAATTCCTTCTGCTTGTCAGGTGCAAGGTCCCTTAGCCGATCAAATAGCATCACGTCCAACTGCTGCCCGGACGGCCTGAGCGTATGCGAAAACGTCAGGTTGGCCACCCATGTATGGCCGCAACGGGCGTCTAGGCATTGGCAGTACAACTTCACATACGCCCTCGTCACTTCCTCCCGTGAGCTGATTCGTCCCTTGTGCCCGCATGTTGTGCAATAAATCCGCATATTCCCTCCCCAGGGCCATCCTATGGCTACTATTTTGCCATATATGTAATGGCATTATCTGTGCTTTCGGTCATATCAAGCCGTTACAGATGTATCCGGCAGCGGTTTCCAGGCGAACCGCCTGTCCTCTCGCAAAGTCGCATTAGCCTGGTCAAACAGCTGACAGATCGGCCTGATCTCGTTGCTGGTGTAAACGCGATCGATCTTCTCGATGTCACCGAATCCGCCACTGTTCTCCGGGATGATTCCGGCCAGGGCCGGGTTCATGCGCCAGGCCGCGATCACGTCGTTGCGCGTGATGTTCTTGACCTTCTCCAGTTCGTCCTTGGCCTGGAAATCCCCCACCGGGATGATCTGGATGGCCTTCTCGGAACCGCCTGGAATGTTGACGAACATCGATCGGAAGTTGCCCACGCCTTTGCTGGCCGTGATCTGGGCACGCAACTCCTCTTCGTCCTCCTCGGTCAGGTTCGGGTCGTTGGTGTAGAAGATGTATCCCGCGTGCGCGCCGTTGCTGTAGTAGCGCCGGCGAAACAGTGTTGCTGCCTCGTTGAGCAGCAGTGCCTGCAGACCGCCCAGGTACTCAGGCACGCCGTAAATGTTCTGTTCGACGTCGTAGTTGAGGACGTGCTCGATCTCGTCCGCGTCGAACTCCGTCTCTCGCCCGTTCTGCTCCAACTGGATGAACCCACCGTCGACCTTGACCCGCATGTTGATGGCCGGCAGGTGTCGCAGCTCCAGAGTCTGGCCCAGCAGGTTAGGCACCCGGTAGAAGTACGCTTCGCCAAACACCATGAAGTCCAGCGCAGCCCGACTCATATCGGCCACTGACAGGCCGGCTGAAGGGATGAACTCACGCAGCAGCAGATTGCGTTTGAACCCTGGTATCGCGCCGTGGTGTGCGTTGGCCTTGAGCAGCTTGGCCAGCCCCCTGCGTGATACTGGCGGCGTGAAGATGCGACCGTCGTCGCTGGCGAACACGCCCAAGTACTGCGCGATGTTGTCGGTCAGCACGGATTCCGGCGCACCGAATGTGAATGCACGCATGGGCCGTTGCGCCGTTTTTTCCTGCTGCAGGGTTTTGGGTTTTGCCATGGGAAGTTGATCCAGTGAGTGCGTAGCGACTGCGCCGCTTTTTGTCCGTATTGAGGGGTTCGTACTGCAGGGCGTGCATGACCGCCCAGGCCACGTCCGCGTGGCCGGTAGCGTCTGTGCGCGAAGCGCTGTAGGTGACCTGGCCGCTGGCGGTCGTGCCGCGCTTGATCGTCAGGAAGGCCTGGGCGATATCGTTCCAGCCGGCGTCCCACTCGATGCGGCTGCCCTGGATGGTGTCCTGCGCCTTGAGCACCAACAGGTTCTTGGTTTCCAGGCTGTAATGGATCGAGGTCGCACGCGGGTAGAAGTCGCGCACCAGGTCGAATACGCCGTAACCGATACCGGTGGTATCGATGCCGATGTGCTGGACGTTGAAGCGCTCGGTCAGCTTCTTGACCTGCTCGGCCTGGTACTTGAACGACTGGCCACGCCAGCTGTGCTTCTCCAGGATCCGGAACTTGCCGCCGTTCTCCAGCGGCGGTGCGATGACCACGCAGGTGGCGTCGTCGCGGGTCCGGCTCGGGTCGTAACCGATCCAGACCGGGCTGTTGCCGTACGGTCGCGGGTCGTCCGGATCGAAGTCGGCCCAAAGTGACAGGTCGGAATAGCAGCGCTCCAGATCTGCCAGGGAAAACGCGCTCTGGCTGCTGTCGATGAACTTGCACATGAACAGCTGCTGGAATTTGTCGTCGTCGTACTCCAGCTGCAGCTGCTCCAGGTCGAACAGATCGCAGCCGCCGGCGATCGCGTCCAGGATGGTGATCACCTTGCGCCATTGACCGTCCGGACACAGCGCGCCGGCTGAGATCTGCTTATCGCTCGGCCAAGGATCCTTCGCGGCCTTGCGCTTGCTGTTGCGGAATTTCTCGCCCTGCCAGAATGGGTAGGCCTGGTGCGAGACGGCGCTGGGCGTTGAGAAGTAGGTTTTGCGCCACTTCTTATGGGTCGCCATGGCACTGGCCACGGTGTTCAGTTTCTCGAAGTCGCGGATCCAGAAATATTCGTCGACGTACACATGGCCATGGTGACCCTGTGCGGTGCTGCTGTTGGTGCTGAGAAAGCGCAGCTCGGCCCACGGCTTGCCGTCCTTGCTAAGCACGATCGGGTTGCCGGTCAGCTCCAGGCCGAACCAGGACTGGGCAAATGCGATGATGTAGCTGCGGAAAATCTCGGACTGGGCGCGGCTGGCCGACAGGAACACCTGGTTATCACCGGTCAGCACCGCATCCATGAAGGCTTCGCCGGCGAAGTAGTACGTCAAGCCCACCTGGCGGCTTTTGAGGATGTTCCGGATCCTGGCGGTCAGCGGGTTCTGTTTGGCCGCGAACAGCTCTTTCTGGTAGCCGTACATTTTGCTGATGAACTTGTCGAGAAAGTCGACCTCGGTCAGTTCGCTGACGTCGTTCTTGACCTTCTTTTCCCGCTTCTTGCCGTCGCGCTTGCCGCGATCCCGACGTTCGCCGCGCTGCTCGTCACGTCGATGGCCATCGTCATTCTGTTCATCACGCGCCGGCGCAACCACCGGCTTTACACACTGCTTAACCAAGCGTTCGCGAACGGTCGTTAACCGGTCCAGTTCGTCCAGCTCGCCCTTGGTCAACGAGTCGGCTTTCTCCAGAAGCAAGGTGATACGCCGACTGACGGCGGTCAGCGGTTCTTCATCCGTCAGCATGTCTTCCCAGCCACCAACGCGGATCCAGTGGTACACGATCCGGATGTTGGGCAGGTTCAACTGCGCCTGAATTTCCTTGGCCTTGTGACGGCGCAGAAACAGGCGTTTGGCGGCTTCTTTGACTTCGGTTGAGTAGTACATGGGCCGCAGTCTATGCGGCGAAAACGCGGAAAACGTGCAGTTAAAATCCGTGTTTCTCCTATAAATCAAATATAGGAGAAGCGCGAAAGTAAACCGTTTGTTGGAGGCGTTGCGGCTCCCTATCTTGGGGCCTCAACTTACCGATGAGCGCAGTTCTTCCCATGCCCCGTTCCCTTGTCAGCTTCTGGAAACGCGTCGCCACCAGCGGTCCTACCGTAGATGGTCGCGTCATCACGCCCCAGGAACTGCGCGACATCGCCGAGACGTACAGCACTACTACTTACACGGCCACCATCTGGTCCGAACATGACCGCTGGCCAGGCTCCTACGGCACCGTGTTTGCCGTGCGCCTGATCGAGGACGTCGAGGGTCTGGCCCCCGGCCAAGTCGCGCTGGAAGCGCAGTTGAAGCCCAACCAAAAGCTGCTGTGGCTCAACGACCAAGGCGAAAAGCTCTTCACCAGCATCGAGATCATGCCCGACTTCGCTGGCACCGGCAGGGCGTACCTGACCGGCCTGGCCGTCACCGACGAGCCGGCGAGCCTGGGCACTCAAGAACTCTACTTCTCCCGCAACCCCGGCAACCCCGGAAAGCGCGTGCATTACGCGGCTGCCGTCCCGCTGGGTTCGATTGGTGAAGACGAACCGCAGGGCGAGGTGGCCAAGCTGTTCAGCATGTTCACCGGCCTGTTCAAGCGCTTTGGCATTGAAGAGGTGCCAGCCGAAACCACCCCGCAAACCCCTACCGAGAGCAAACCCCCAATGGATGAAGCTACAGCCAAAGCGCTGCAGGCCTTGATCGAACAGCAACTGATCGTCACTGCCGGCATTCAGGCGCTGATTGACAGTTTCGCAGAGGCACCGCCGGCGCCCGACCAGGCCCCGATCGACGACGTACAGACGGCGGTCGATGACATCGTAGCCACCGCCGAAGACGAAAAGCAGTTGAGCCGCAAGGGCTCGTCCAATGCCGCAGTGCTGGCCGGCATGAACAAGCTGCAGGCGCAATTCAGCGCGTTGCTGGACAAGCCGGAAGGCCGCCACCTGTCACGCACCACTGGTGCCGCTGACCCTAAACCGAAGCGGGTACTCTGACATGGCCCAGTCACTGAGCGCATACGGCGCGAAGATGTTTGCGGCCTTGCAGGTCGCCCTGGCTGAATCCTACGGCGTCGAGCTGGCCAGCAAGACGTACAGCGTCGAGCCATCGATTGCCCAGGAACTCAACGAGGCGATCACCCACAAGTCCGATTTCCTGCAGCGCATCAACGTCATCGGCGTGACCGAGATCAAGGGTCAAAAGGTGTTCCTGGGCGTGTCGGGTCCTGTGACCGGTCGCACCAACACCAAGACCACTGATCGTGAAGCCAAGGATGCTTCGGCGCTGGATGACAGCACCTATGAGCTGTTTTCCACCGAATCCGACGTCAGCCTGCCTTACGCCAAGATCGACGCCTGGGCCAAGTTTCCCGACTTCCAGCAGCGCTACTCCGCCGCTGTGCAGAAGCAAATCGCACTCGACCGTCTGATGATCGGCTTCCACGGCTTCAAAGCCGCACCGCAGACCAATCTCACTGAATTCCCGATGCTGCAGGACGTGAACAAGGGCTGGTTGCAGATCGCTCGCGAACAGATCCCGGAGCAGGTTCTCAAGGAAGGCAAGGTCGCTGGAAAGGTGACTCTGGGCGAAGGCGGCGACTATGCCAACCTCGACGCCCTGGTGCATGACACCAAACAGATGGTCGACGAGCGTGTTCGTGATGGCGGCGACCTGATCGCAATCATCGGCAGTGACCTGCTGGCCGCTGACAAAGCCAAGCTTTATGCCAAGCAAGGCGACCTGCCAACGGAGAAAGAACGCATCGAAGACGCTCAGGTTATCGCGACCTACGGCGGTCTGCCGAGCTTCAGCGTGCCGTTCTTCCCGGTCAACACCGTGGTGGTCACCAGCTTCGACAACCTGTCGATTTACTTCCAGGACTCCAGCTGGCGCAAGCAGACCGTTGATAACCCGAAGCGCTCCCGCGTCGAGGATTACAACAGCCGTAACGAAGGCTATGTGATCGAGCAGCTGGAAAAGTTCGCCATGACTGAAAACGTCGAATTGGTGAAAGCATGAGCCTGGCACTGGCGCACAAACGCCGCTTGATCGCAGAAGGCCCAGCGGCTGCGATCGCCTGTGCCCAGATGGCTTATTCGGCTGACACCGCGCTGTCCAGTCCTGCCAATGCACGCAAGCATTTGAAGCTGATGGAAGACGCCTTGGCCGGTGATCTGGAGCGCATCAGCGCGATCAATAGCCGCGAGCAGCGCCAGTTGCTCAAGCGTGACGAGCTGCTGCCCAAGTACCTGGATTACGTACAGCGGTACCGCGATTCGGAATTGAATTTCCAGAACTCGGTGCTGGTGTACGTCCTGATCTGGCTGTTCGACACCGAGCAGTTCACCCAGGGCCTGGAGCTGGCCGACTTCGCTATCTCCCAGGGCCAGGCAATGCCTGAGCGCTTCAACCGTGACATTCCGACCTTTGTTGCAGACGAGGTGATCGACTGGGCCGAGGCGGAATTCAAGGCCAGGCGCAGCCCTGAACCTTACGTCTCCAACTTGCTGCCCCGCGTGGATGGCGAATGGCAGCTGTTCGAGCGGATCCCGGCTCGCTACCACAAGTTGCTGGGAATGATCGCGCTGCATCGCAAGGACTGGCCTGTCGCTATTCACCACTTCGAACGAGCCGAACAGCTCTACGAAAGCATCGGCGTAGGGACACGCCTGTCTGACTGCCGCAAGGCGTTGGCCAAGGCACAAGCCAAAGAAACCGCCGGCAACGGCACCGAATAACCGACTACCCCCCCCCGGCGAGAAACTGTGGATGTGAGCCAACCATTTATGGCCCTGACCCACTGAAACAGTTTTCCCGCCCCTATTTGAGCGGCCAGCAATGAGCTTTTCCGGGAAACCCACCACCTTTGTGGAACAAGCGATCGAGAACGACGGCTTTTGGCCTGATCTCTCTGTGACCGAGTTTCAGAAGGGTTACCGCCTGCCGGCGGAGTACCTGGTAGAGATGCTGGCCGCCGATCTGAACATGGCCATGATCGAGGTCAATACCGACCTGGCCAAGTTAAAAGCGCGCTGGCAGGGCGCTGGCGTGTCCAACGTTGAATCCGCAGACACCACCGTCCTGCCAGAGCGCACCTTTCAAGCGGCGACCTATAAGCGCGCCGTCTACAGTCGCGCCAAAGCCAGCCTGCTGACTCAGTTCGCCACGGTCAACCGTCGCGAAAGCGCCGAAAACGTGGGCAAGGAATTGCCAGAGCGGTCCGAGACCTTCCTCGCTTTCAGCCAGGCCGCCGTGCGGTCGCTGCAGGGCCGTGGCCGCATCACGGCGGCGCTGCTGTGATCAAGCTCAAGGCGTTGACCGCCTACCTGCTCGAACGCCAATTGGTTGCCCCTGAGCAGCTCGACAGCTGGACCGACCAGGTGCAGGTGGAGCTGGTCTGGAAACCTGACACACAAGGCATGCACATGGGTGACATGAACTACGGCGCGACCATCTCGATCGAGCGGTTCGCGGATCACCCTGCGCGCCTGTTTGCCCTGGTAGGCAGTTGGCTGGAAACCCACGACCAGGACCGCGACGGTCTGCCGAACGTGGTGTTCGATGTGGTCATGCTCGACAACGACCTGGCCGACGTCGACATCAAGCTGCAGTTCACCGAAGCGCAGTACCTGGCCGAGGATCCTGCCGGCGAGATCGAGGCGTTTGGCAATACCTGGTCGTTCGTGCCGTTCGAACTGTGGGTAGCTGAGAGCGGCGAGGTGACCGGTCATGGCCTTTGATCTGGACATTCGCGGCATGTTCGAAGCCCAGGACCTGCTGGCTTTGATGGAGCTTCCGACGCCCAAGCGCAGACGTCTGTTGAACAACGTGGCCAAGCGCGTGCGCAGTCTGAGCCGGCAGCGGATCCGCAACCAGCAGAACCTGAATGGAACCCCGTTTGCTGCCCGCAAGGACACGTCCAAGGGCAAGAAAAAGATGGAAACCGGCCTGGGCAAGCTGCTCGATGTCACCCGCTTGACCGGCACCGAAGCCGAACTGGGCTGGCGTAACACGCTGACCCGCTGGGTTGCCTCGCAGCAGCACAACGGCGTGTCCGAACGACGCACCGCCGCGCAGATGCGCCAGTGGAACAAGGTTCCGCCGGGCACCGCCGCTACCGAAAAGCAGGCCAAGACCCTGCGCCGTCTGGGTTTCAAGACCCGTCAGGAAGGCAAAAAGACCCTGACTCGCCCATCCGTGGCGTGGATCCAGCAACACCTGAACTACGCCAGAGCGGGATTGCTGATCCGCGTGCTGGACGACGAACGAGCCGAATCCACCGGTGCGCAAAGCTGGAACATCCAGCTGCCTGCGCGTCAGTTCCTCGGTGCCAGCGACAGCGAAACCAGCCAACTGGTGAACCTGGTGCTGCAACAAATCCTTAATTCACCCCGCTAACGAGGCACCGCTTTATGGCACTCGGCAAAGTCAGCGTTAACAATCTCAACCTCGGCCAGGGTGCCGTGAGCGAGATCGAACGCTATTTCCTGTTCATCGGTCCCGCTGCCAAGAACGTCGGCAAGCTGGTCCCGTTGGACACCCAAAGTGATCTGGACGTCCAGCTGGGCGTTGCGGACAGCGACCTGAAAACCCAAATCCTGGCAGCGCGCAGCAACGGCGGCGATCGCTGGGCCTGCATCGCCGCTCCGATCGCGGGCGAAACCACCTGGCAACAGGCGCTTGAGAGCGCGACCCGCAGTTATTCCTTCGAAGCGATGGTGATCGTCAATCCGGTGACCACTCAGGCCGAGCTGTCAGCGATGCACGTTGCGGCCAATGACCTGAGCAACAAGCTGGGCCGCCGCGTCTTCGTGCTGGCCGCCACTGCCGGCATTGCTCCGCAGCTGAGCTGGAACGCTTACGTCATCGAGCAGAAAGCCGTCGTCGACGGCCTGGCTGCGCCTCGGGTTCTGCCGGTACCGCAACTGCACGGCAATAACCTAGGAGTGCTGGCCGGTCGACTGGCCAATGCCGCCGTGAGCATTGCCGACACTCCGATGCGGGTTGCCACCGGCGCGGTCCTGGGCCTGGGCGCTGAACCCAAAGACATGGATAGCATCCCGCTGACCTCCGCGGTGCTTTCACAGCTCGACGCAGCGCGTCTGTCCGTGCCGCAGACGTACCCGGACTATCCGGGCACCTACTGGGGCGACGGCAACATGCTTGACACCCCCGGCAGTGACTTCCAGGTGATCGAGAACCTGCGTGTCGTCGACAAGGCAGCCCGCCGCGTGCGCGCTCTGCTGATCCGTTACGTGGGCGATCGGACCCTAAACAGCTCGGCCAACAGCATGGCGACCACCACGTCCAAGCTGATGGCCCCGCTGCGCGCGATGGCCAAGTCCACCAAATTCGCCGGCCAGGTGTTTCCAGGCGAGATCGAGCAGCCCAAGGACGGCGACATCGTGCTGACCTGGACGAGCAAAACCTCTGTCGTGGCCTATCTCAAGCTGCGCCCCCTCAACTGCCCGAAAGACCTGACCGCGAACATCGCGCTGGACCTTTCCGTTACGGATTCGGAGTAACCCATGGCCGCAAAAATTGGCGGTAAGAACTTCGACGTGAACCTGGGCGATCTGCTCGTTCACGTCGAGGCCGGCACCATCGACATCACGGACAACAGCACCGTGGCCCAGACCAAGGGCGTGCCCAATGGTCACGTCGACGGCGATGTCGCTGCAGCCGGCGAACTGGAGCTGGACACCACCAACTTCAATCTGCTCATCGAGCAGGCCAAGACTGCCGGCAGTTTCCGCGAGCTGGAGCCGTTCGACATCGTGTTCTTCGCCAAGGCCGGCGAAGAGGAACTGCGCATCGAGGCGTTCGGCTGCAAGGTCCGCGTTTCCAGCCTGCTGAGCATCGATCCCAAAGGCGGCGCGAAGAACACCCACAAGGTGCCGTTCGACGTCACCAGTGCGGACTTCATCAAGATCAACGGCGTGCCGTACCTGGCTGCTGCTGAGATCGAGGGCCTGACGTAATGGTCTGCCCGTTCGATCGTGCGCAGGCTCTGGAGCAGCGTCAACGCGACCAGGCCATTGCGGCCCAGTTGGCCAAGCCGCGAGCGAGCGGGCCGAGCCTCACTCATTGCCAGGACTGCGACAAGGAGATCCCACCGGCGCGCCAGGCGTTAGGCGGTATGACCCGTTGCGTGCCTTGCCAAACCCTGACCGAAAAAGGACTTCGCTGATGAGCACGAATCAAGCTGCTCAGGACACCGCCATTGCGTTGGTGAAGGCGTCGCCCGCGATCGGCGTCGCCGCCACCGGTGCGACCGGTGCCGTTGACTGGTCCGCCGTGGCCTACATGCTGACTGCGTTTTACATGGTGCTGCAGATCCTGCTGCTGATCCCCAAGTACCGCCAGATGCTGCGGGACTGGAGGGTCAAGCCATGAGCCTGCGGGTCAAGATCACCGCCGGCGTGCTGCTGCTCTGCAGCGCCACGTTGACTGCCTTCCTGGGCACTTGGGAAGGCTACGGCCAGAACGTGGTGTACGCCGACAAGCTGGCCAGTGGTTTGCCCACGGTCTGCAAGGGCATCACCAGACACACCAGCCCGGATCCAGTGGTGGTCGGTGAATATTGGTCGGATGCGCGCTGCGCCGAGGTGGAAGGCCTGGTCATCGCCAAGGGGCAGTTGAGCCTGGCCGACTGCCTGACCAACCAGGCGATCGGGCAGAACACGTTCGACGCCTTGAGCAGCCACGGCCACAACTTCGGCGTGCCGACGACGTGCGCGAGCCGTGCGGTGGGCCTGATCAATGCGGGCCGCATTGCCGAGGGCTGCAAAGCGCTGGCCTGGGCTTCCGACGGTATGACGCCGGTGTGGGCCTATGTGACCGGTGCCGATGGCCGTAAGACTTTCGTTCGTGGCCTGCACAACCGCCGGCTCGCAGAAATGAGGCTGTGCCTGCAATGACCATCAGCCCGCTGCGTCTTGCCCTGTTTTTGCTGGTGGTCGGTCTGCTGACCTGGTGCGCTTTCGAGTACCAAGGCAACCAGCTCGTCGCTGTCCGTGCTGATCTGGTCGACGCCACTGCAGATCTGCACACCGAGCGAGAGGCGGCGCGCCTGGCCCGCGATCAGCTGGAAGCGCGGGACCAGCTCGACACCCACTACACCGAGGAACTGAACCGTGCCCGCGCTCAAATCAACACTCTGCAGCTTGCTGTTGCTGATGGCAGTTACCGGCTGCGCATCAAAGCTATCTGCCCCGCAATGCCCGGTACCGCCAGCGCCGCCGGCCTGGCTGATGCAGGCAGCGCCGAACTCGCAGCAGACGCTAGACCGGATTATTTCACCCTCAGAGACGAGCTTGCCCTAAGCCGGCAAATGATCCTCGGCCTGCAGGACTACATCCGCCAGGTCGTGCAACGCACGCCGGCACAACCCTGACCCTTTACAACTCAACCTTACGGAAACACCGACATGAGCGAAGTAAACCGCAGCATCACCCTGGAACGTGGCGACAAGGAATTCACGTTCAACCTGACACCGCAGGTGATCACCAAGTACTTCAACGCCACGACCCAGGCCAACAAGGTCGCGCCAGCGCACAACCTGCTGATGGGCACCGTCAAGGACGAAGACAAGGCCGCACTCAAAGCCCTGCTGGAAAACCCGATCACCACCATGACCCTGGCCGGTGCGTTGCTTGAAGAGTATTCGCCGGACGTTGAAGTGATCGTAAAAAAGCCCTCGAACATGCCGAAGGCCTGACCCAGGACGGGCTGGGCCAGTTGCTGGCCCTAACCCAACGCTGGCTGCCTGGCGCTGAGCCCACGATTGAAAGCATGGGCACCGCCAAGTGGCTCGAAGACGAACACTGGAGACGCATGGAAATTGCCGTCGCCAACGGCATTTCCACTGCCTTTAACGGATAACCCTGATGGCTGACCGATCCGCCCGCCTGGCTTTCATCCTGAAACTGACCGACAAGGTCAGTGCCCCGTTGGGCAAGGTGAAAACCAGCTTCAGCGACCTTGCCGCCAAGAGCCAGCAGAACATCATTCAGATGGGCGCGGGCCTGGCCGGCATGGTGGGCGCAGGTAAGGCCATCACTGAATCACTGGAACCGGCGCTGGAAGTGAACCGGGCGCTGGGCGACATGCGCGCCTTGGGCACGACCGAAGACGCGCTGGCGTCGCTGAACCGGACTGCCCTCGAATTCTCGATCACCTACGCCGCCAGCGCCGCCGAGTTCGTGGCGTCGTCACGCGTCATCGATGGCGCGATCAAGGGCCTGGTCGGCGGCCAGCTGGCCACCATCACCAGTGCCAGCAACCTGTTGGCCAAGGTCACCAAATCCGACGCCGAAACGACCGGCGCGTACCTGGGCACCATGTACAACCTGTTCAAGTCCCAGGCAGACAAGATGGGCCGGGTGCAATGGGCCCAGCAGCTGACCGGCCAGACCGCGCTGGCGGTGAAGCTGTTCCGCACCGATGGTGCCCAGTTGAAAGATGCCTTCAAGGAAGTCGGGGCGATCGCGACCCAGGCCGGCGTCAGCTTTGCCGAACAAATGGCGGTGGTCGGTACGCTGTCCAGCACCATGGAAGGCGGCGACGCCGGCGGGCGCTACAAGGCATTTTTCGAAAACCTCAGCGCGGCTGCCGAGAAAACCGGCCTGAGCTTCACGGACGCAGCCGGCAATGCACTGCCCATGCTGCAGATCATGGATAAGCTGCAGGGCAAGTACGGCGACCTGACCAGCGCGGCTGCCGGCACCAAACTAATGGAAGTGTTCGGCGGTGAAGGTGCCCAGGTGATCGGCGCGCTGGCCAAGGACACCGATCGGCTGCGCAACGGCATTGCCGAACTGGGCAAGGTCCGGGGCCTGGAGAACGCCGAGAAGATGGCCAAGGCCATGGTCGACCCATGGCAGCAGTTCGGCAAAGCCGTCGAAGCGCTGCGCATCGCCTTCGGCCAGTCCCTGATTCCGACGCTGACCCCGCTGATGGATCGCCTGGTGGGCATTGCCAAGACCTTGACCCGCTGGACGCAGCTGTTCCCGAACATCACCCGCATCATCGGTATCACCACACTGGTGGTCTTTGGCTTCATCGCCGCGATGTCGCTGCTGACCCTGGTAGTCGGGGTCAGCAAAATGGTCTGGCTGGGCATGCTCACCGTGTGGAAGCTGCTCACCTGGCAGGGCTTCAAATCGATCGCCATGTTCCTGTTCCACACGGTCATGGTTGCGGCTTTCGTGGTCGGCTTGATCGGGCTGTACACCTGGATGGCGATCGTGCGCGTCGGCATGTTGCTGTGGCAGGGCGCGATCTGGTTGGTCAACGCCGCCATGCTGGCCAACCCGGTGCTGCTGATCGTGGCCGGCATTGTCCTGTTGGCCGCTGCCGTGGTTGCGGCGGTCGTGTACTGGGACGATCTGTGCACGGCGCTGATGAACACCACCGCGTTCCAGTGGATCAGCGATCAGATGGCCAAGCTGTCCAGCTGGTTCGACTCGATGGGTGGCTGGTCGGGTATCGCGAAAAAGGCCTGGGACAGCATCCTGTCCACGGTCAAGGGCGCAATCAATGGCCTGATCGAGATGGCCAACAAGATCCCCGGCATCAACATCGAGACCACGTTTGGTGATCTGCCCGAGCCGCCGAAGGTGCCCGATCTGCCTGGTCAGGTGGGCGCACCAGTACCGGGTCCACAACTGCCGGCAGTGGTGACCACACAGCCGGCGGGCACCGTACCGGGGGCCAAAGTCGCCTCGGCAGCTCCGGCTCCAGCAAGCCAGCCACTTAAGCCCTTGGCTCTGGTACCGGCAGCAGTCGCTCGATCTGCGCCGGCCCAGGGTGCTGCAGCGAGAGTCCAGGTGAAACCTGCACCGCCTATCAGCCTGCCGCAACCCAACGTGCTGCCCTTCAAACCGCTGCAGATGCCTGCTCCGCAGATCAGCCAGGCCGACCCGATCATGCTGCCGCGTGCGTCGGCTGACCTGGCGTTTTCGATGCCGGCCAAAGCTGCTCTGCCAGAGCGCGTCGAGAAGGTCATCGAGCTGCCCGCCAAATCGGACAAAGGCATCGAAGCCCGCAAGGCGATCAACGCCAATACGTCGATCAGCCCCACCAAACCGCAGGCCGTCCCGAAAGGAGGACTGATGCAAAGCTTCCAGAACCAGAGCAACGCCATGAACCCCAACCAGCGCCCCGGCACCCACGTCGAGACAGTGAACATCAATACCTCCAAGCAGATGACCCCGCTGGAGCTGGAAAACATGATGGCCATGGCGGTGGGCGGCTGATGAGCGAATACGTCGATCTGTTGATCATGAACAACGACCTGGTGCTCGATCCGGCCCGCCAGCCCCTGCTGGTGGATGACCGCGCCTCGATCGCCCAGGACATCGCGCACCTGATCCGCGAAAGTGGCCTGCTGATCACCCTGGTGGCCGAGCGCGACCGGCTGCGTCAGCGTGACTGCATTCAGCAGATGGAGCTGCTCGTCGAGGATGACGACCGCCTGGTACCAGGCACTGCGCAGATCGAGCAGACCCAGCCGGGTGTGTACCTGGTCACCGCCACGACCGTGAAGTTCGGCCAGGTGGAGATCACCCTATGACCGTCGACTTCAAAAAGGCGCTGGGTGATTCCGGCATTCCGACGACTGAGGCGCAGCTCAAACAGGCCTGGGAAAAGCTGGCCGTCGAGCAGGGCAGCACGCTGACCAACACCAGCGCGTACAGTCCGTTCTGGCGGATCATCACGGCGCTGGTCACCAAGCCGGTGCTGTGGCTGCTGGAGTTCGTCAGCGGCACGGTGCTGCCGAATTTCTTCGTCAAGACTGCCGGCGCGCAATGGCTGGACATGCTGGCCTGGGCGGTGAACATCGAGCGCAAGGCCGCGACGGTGGCCGTTGGTGAACTGCTCTTTACCCGCGCCAATACCGGTGGCGAGATGGAAGTGCCGATCGGCACTGTCGTTCAGTCACCGACCCTCAATGGTCATATCTATCAGTTGGTGACCACCGAACCGCGCAGCTTTGAAGAGGGCCAGAGTCAGCTGGTGGTACCGGTCAAGGCCGTGGGAGCCGGCAGCGGCTACAACCTGGCACCGGGTTATTACGCCGTGCTACCTCAATCGGTACCGGGCGTTGTCCAGGTAGTGAATAACACCGACTGGCTGCAGACGCCTGGCGCGGACTCCGAGCATGACGACCAGTTGCGCCTGCGCGTGCGCAACCAGTTTTCGGCGGTCAACCAATGGCACACCGACGCGGTGTACCGGGCGATCATCACCGGGTTTCCTGGGGTTGCTGCTGACGGCGTGTACTTTGAACACGGCGCGCCGCGTGGACCAGGCAGTGCCAATGCCTTCGTACTGTTCGACGCCGGCGTGCCCGCCGATACTTTTCTCGAGCAGATCAACACGCATATCCGGGATGGCGGCAACCATGGCCACGGCGACGATCTGCTGGCCATGGCCATGCCTGAAACCCTGCACGCGATCAGCGTCAACGTCTGGCCGGTGGCCAACCTCACCGTGCTGCAGCTGCAGACCCTGCAGGCCGAGATTGGGTTGTTCATCCGTGCTGCGTTCCGTGAAAGCACCCAGAGCGACTACGCACCGACCCGCACGTTTCCTCAGTCGCGTTTCAGTTTCAGCCGCCTGACCGAAGAGCTGCACGTTCAGTTTCCGGACATCAGTTCGTTGCGGTTCGCCAACAGCGACATCGTGTCTGCACTGGACATCCCGCGTATCAGCACCCTGGCGGTGGTCCTGCAATGATCAAGCTCAAGCTGCCGTTCTGGCTCGAAGGGCTGGAGCTGACCAAGCTGGTGGCCACCGCCCAGCTCTGGTGGGAACAGGCCACCGAATGGCTGCGCTGGCCTTATCTGCAGTTCGACGCGGACACCTGCCACCTGTCCATTCTGGAACTGTGGGCCTGGCAGCGCGACGTCACCCGCTTTCCCGCCGAGCCGGAAAGCCTGTTCCGGCTGCGGGTCAAGTACGCCTTTATCAACTCCGTGGACGCCGGCAGCACTGCCGGTTTGAAACGCATCCTGGAGCGCTTGGGCGTTGGCTACGTCGAGATCCAGGAACGCATGCCCGAACGCGACTGGGACGTCGTGTTGCTCACCCTGAGCGATTCCCAACTGTCCGAGAACCCCGACCTGCTGCGCGTGCTGATCCGTCAGTACGGGCGCACCTGTCGCCGGTACGACTTCGTAACCATCACCCCGGTGCGGCTTGCTGTTGCCCTGGTGGATTTCAATGACGATCAGCAAACGCTGGTCGCCAGCCTTTAGGAGCCCTCATGGCTGCAAGTATCACCCTCGCCGGCGAGAAACTGATCGCTCAGAAACAAGCGGCCAACCTGCCGCTGACCGTGGCCCGCTTCGTGCTGGCCAACGTGCCCGGCCTCAATGTGAGCGGCCCGGTCAATCGCGCCGGCTTGAAGCCGCCAGCGGCCCAGATCGTCTACACCGCAAACATCACCCAGCAGGGTTACGTGAACCCTAACCAGGTGGTGTACAGCCTGCTGATGGGCACCGATATCGGTGACTTCGACTGGAACTGGATCGGCATGGAGACCAGTGACGACGTGCTGCTGTCGGTCGCCTACGTGCCGGTGCAACAGAAGCGCAAGAACATCCTGCCCGACCAAATTGGCAACAACGTCACGCGCAACTTCCTGGTGGTGTTCGACGGTGCCCAGCAGCTGACCGGCGTCAAGATCGACGCCAGTACCTGGCAGTTCGATTACACCGCGCGCATGAAAGGCATCGATGAGCGCGAGCGCATCAGCAACCGGGACATGTTCGGTCGCGCCTGCTTTTTCGGCGCAGGCCTGCAGCTGCAGAAGGTGGGCAGTGCCTACCAGCTCAATCCGGGCGTGGCTTATGTCGAAGGCGTTCGCCTGCAGCTCGATGCCGTGCTGCCTGTGACCGTGCCGGCAGTGCCGACCAAAGCGTGGCTGGATGTGGTGCTGCAGCGGGAGCTGAGCGACGTCGTGGCCTCGTTCAAAGTGGTGTTCGGCCAGGAAGCGAAGGTCGACTACACCGACAGCGCCTCGGCCAAGCACTACCTGGTGCCGTTGGCCGACATCACCGGTACCAGCAGCCTGGTCGACCTGCGCCCGATCGAGGCGATCGACAGCGAGCTGGTGAAGCACTTCGCAGCGCGGGTTGGGGATTATCCGGCGCTGCGCGCGCGCGCGACGACCAAGGACGACGTCGGGCTGAGCAATGTACCCAATGCGATCAGCGATGATCCTGCCAACAGCAGCAGCGCTGTGCTGGCGACCACCAGGATGGTCAATGCCGTGCGCACGGCGATCTTCCAGGCCATTGCTGCGATCGTTGATGGCTCGACCACCGTCGGCAGGGCAGTGCGCCTGGTTACGCCGCGAGCCTTTCGATTCAACGGTGCAGCCAGCGGCATCGGGACCTATGACGGCGCGAGTGATACCAATATCACCCTGACGCTGGCTGATAGCGGCGTGCCGGCAGGCACGTACACAAAAGTAGCCGTCAACCTGAAAGGCCTGGTCACCAGCGGCAGTAACCCGACAACGCTTGCTGGCTACGGCATCACCGATGCGTACAGCAAGGATGACGCGAACAAAAGTTTCGTGAAGCAAGGCGGTGGGCCTGACCAGAGGGGCAATCAGATCAACATCGGCTGGACCGGCGCGATGCTGAAAGTGAGCGTTGACGGCACCGACATGGGCAGGATCTGGACGGAAACGTCATTCAACCCCAATGACAAGGCCAACAAGGCTAATACGCTGGCCGGCTACGGTATCTCCGATGCCTACACCACCACTCAGGTCAACGATCTGGTGGGCAGACGGGTACTGGCCGACTCCATTGTTCACGCCGGTTTTGCCAGCAACAACACCGACTATCCGTACTTCCGTCGCATCTCTGATGACAAGGTCTACTACCTGCAGCCGCAGATTGGCTACACGCCCTTGCAGCAGGGTGGCGGTGCAGGCCAGAAGACCAACAAGGTGTTTATCGGTTGGTCAGACGTCGGTCTGAAATTGACGGTAGACGCCACAGATATGGGCCGAATCTGGACCGAGCAGTCGTTCAACCCCAACGATAAAGCCAACAAGGCCAATTCCATCGTCGGCTACGGCATCACTGACTGTTACACCGCTGCTCAGGTCAACACGTTGGTAGCCGCAAGGGTCGCCGCCGACTCAATTACCACAGCGGGTTTTGCCAGTGACAACCCGGATTATCCGTACTTTCGACGTACCTCGAACGGGGCCGTTCACTATCTGCAAAAACGCCTCGACTACACGCCCGTACAGCAGGGCGGCGGTGCAAACCAAGCAGGCAATCAGTTGCGACTGGGATGGGCAGCCAACGGAACAGGTGTTCGGGCGCAAGTGGATAACACTGACCTCGGCCTCTTGTGGGGCGAGCAAAACTTTTACCGGCCCGACAACAACAACTTCCTAGCGGTTTCTGTCACCGCGACTGAAGTGAGACTGCCCGCTGGCGGCACCTGGTGCTATTCGCTGATGCATTACTACTCGGGCGGTGCCGGCGTGATTGGTCGAAGTGGCCAGGCAGCTGGCGGGACAGTTATTTCATTCAGCGGCGGAAGCACCATTTACGGTTTCGCCTGGAGGTACGCAGCATGACAGACGTGACACTTGAAACCCCTGAAGAGGTCCTGCCGCCGATTTTCGCGGCTCCCGAAGAGCCAGTAGCTTTGGGCGTGTCCTTCTCCGAGGTGGCCACTAAAAACGATGGCTCGTTCGTGATAACCGTTGCTGGCAACCGTTGTCATGTTACCCAGGACTACAACCCGCCGCTTTACCAGGCTGTTGTCGACTATCTGGACGCCGGTGGCCACGCTACCGAGTACGCCGAGGACATCGTTGTCCAGGCCGATCCGGCGTTGCTGGCCAAGCTCTGGGTGGAGCTGCGTTTGAAGGTGTCGGACAACCTGGTATCGCAGTACCGCGATGCTCGCGATCTGGGCGGTGAACTGCCGATCACACCCGAGCAGTTCACCCAGTTGCTGACCTGGCGGCAGGCAGTGCGTGAATGGCCGCAAGTGCCTGGCTACCCAAAGGAAACCACGCAGCCGGTTACACCGGACTGGATCGAAGCGGTCGTGCTTAATGGCGAATGAATGGGCACCGATCAAACTGCAATGGCCGGTGCAGGCCACGCAGTGGATGGATCAGATGGCGGACGCTCGGGAGTTGATCCAGAGTGAAATGGTCATCACCGGCCAGCGCGTATCGACGCTGGCCGATATCGCCACCACCAGTCCTGGTCTGATCGCAGGGGCTGCGAAGTCCGCCATCAGTGCCGGACGTGATGCGTTGGTCGCGCAGTTCGAAAACATTCCGTCATGCATTGTGGTGACGCCGTTTCAGTACGGTGTAGGGCAGGGCAGCGGTGGTCACCAACGTTTTCTGTCTGCGCCCAACCTGCTGCAGCTGCTGGCCGACAAGTTGACTGACACGACCGACGCAGTCCGTCCGCAAGGTCAGCAGAGCGCCCTGGTACTGATATTCCTCGCCACGCGCCTTGACCAGCTCGCCGCGACGCTGGGTCGGTTCAACGTGGTGTTGCCTATGCCTGACCTGGTGCGCGCCGAGCGCCGTGCCGAACACCTGGCCAAGCTGGAAGTGGAAAAATGGATCATGCCGATCGCGGGGCAAATGCCGCTCTGGAGCCAGTTGCCGCTGCAGCGCTGCCCGATCACCAAGCTGGCCAGCCAGTCCATGGCCGGACAACTGGCGGTACTCGAAGGCTATGCCGCCGACAGCTCGCCCATGGCGGACCTCGCAGATCTGCAGGCGCGAAAGAAGGCGCAGGTACAAGAGCGCGAGCAGCAGCTGGCCGATCTGAAAGCCCAGTTCACCAACAGTGCCGACGACGTATCGATACAGTCCAGGATGCTGGGACCGGGTGAGCTGGCCCAGCTGCGCCGCGAACTGCTCGAAGGCGAAGCGCCTGGCCATGAATGGCCGCTGTGTGCCGGTGCGCTTCTGGTGGGATCTGCAGAGAGCCTGAGTTTTGTTCAGGAACTGGTGGGCCTATGACGCTGCTACTCAATGGCGAGCAGATTGTCGGCCATCGCATGAAGCTGACGGCCAACCTCAAGATCGAGGCCGACGAGCTGGGCGGCCAGACATCGGCAACCGACAAATCGCACAAGGGGTTCAAACCCAAGACGCTGACCGTCGCGCTGACAATCCCCTACAAGGCCCTCGAGGACCTGCGCACTATCATGCGCCTGGCCGAGGCGACTGCAGGCGGTGGCCAGCTGCAGACCTACCGCATCGTGAACGACACGGCCAAGGCCTTTGGGATCCGGCAGGTGACGTTCTCCGACGGCGTCAGTGCCCGTGAAGACGACACACTGGCCCAATGGATCGTCCAGTTCACCCTGAGCGAGAAGCTATCCAACCCGGAGAAGGTCGAGAACCGTCGTGCCGGCAACGGCGTAACGTCGCAGTCAGCACCAGGTGATGGTGTTGCGGGCAGCGGATCGGGCACGCCCGAAGAGCTGACCGGCTTTGAGGCAGTACTCAAGAAGGTGGACACCTACCTGGGTGGCGCGTCATGAGCATGAAACTGCATAAGGTGCTGTCGATCGGCGGCACGGTCATGCCGCTGGTCAACGACGATGTCCGCCTGGACCTCAAGAGTCCGGGCCGCGCTACGTTCACAATCAAGGCCGGCGTTACCGTCAAAGGTTTGGTCACATTCGATATCGGCTACAACGAAGCGGTCCTGCAGCGTCATTTCATTGGCTACGTCGAACGCTGCACCGCCACCAATGGCATCGAGCAGGTGGTGCTTTGCCGCGAGTTAGCCGCGGTGCTGGCCAACCCGTTGCCCATGAACCTACGCCACGTAGATTTGCGCGCTGTGCTGGCAGATATCGGCGGCAAGACCGGGCTGCGCTTTCGGGTACCGGATCAGGCTTATACACGCACCAAGACGCCGTTCTTCTACAACCTTGCCGCTGGTTATCAGGCACTGGACAGTATGGCGCGGGTGTTTGGGATCAAGGACTTTATCTGGCAGCAACAGGGCGACGGGGAGATCTACGTCGGTGCCTGGGCTGACAGTTTTTTCGGCGCTCGGTCGCCGTTGCAGTTGCCGGTTAATCTTTTCGACGGTTACCAGGGCAGCCAGAGCGCAATGATCGCGGCCTTACCGGGATTGCGACCAGGCGTATCAATCAACCAGGGCGAGCGGATCACGAACGTGACGTTGGCCGGCACACAGATGGCTATCAAATGGACGACGCAATCAAGCGCAGCGTAGAGCGGCAATTCCCTGAACTCACCGGCGGCTATCACTTGCCGCGCTTCGCCAAGGTGGTGGCCGTGGCGGATGCGCCGGCCAGCGCCGGACTGTGTGACGACTTCCGTCCGCGCTTCTCTGTCGACCTGCAGGTGATGGGGCCAGATGGCGAGATAGACACGACGTTGCCGGTACTGGCCGGTGTACCTCTGCCCATGCCGGTGGGTGGTGATGAGATGGGATTCTTTGCCTTTCCGGAAGAAGGCACCAGCGTGGTGGTGTGCTTCGCTTATGGCCTGCCGCACAAGCCCTACATTCAAACCATCCTGCCGCATGGCCTGACATTGCCGAAGGTGCCCAAGGGCGACCAGGTATGGCAGCACAGTGACGCCGTGCAGCAGCGCGTCGACGCGGACGGTAACTGGCTGCGCAAGACTGACGGCAAGATCCAGGACCAGGCGATCGAGCGGGAAGTCGAAGCCATGACGAACTCCGAAAGCTTCCAGAGCCACACCAGGACGGTGGACGACCATTCAACCGAGTTAGTAGGTGGGGTGAAGAAGATCGAGGCTCTGGGCGCGCTCAAGCTGCTGTCAGGCGGATCTGCGAGCCTAGCGGCAGTGGACGACCTGCACCAGGCAACCGGTCGTGACCTGAACCTGGTGGTCGGCCAGAAGCATAACGCCACGGTGGGTGGCGACATGCATGAACGAATTCAGGGTCTGCGTGAGAGCATCACCAGTAAGAGCCAGCGTTTGCAGGCTCCTAAAAACTGGGTTGGATCGGGCGGTGTGAACATCTTTAAGGTCGTGTGTGACCTGCTCGATCTGGTTCAGGACATGAACACTCAGCTCGCTGCACATACCCATGGGCCGACGCCGGTGCCTAGCAACGCGGCGGCGTTTACTGCGGATGCAACGAAGTCAGCGGTACTGTCGGTGAAGCTCAAGACAGTAACGCTCTGATCGAGGCTACTGCTCTGTTTTGTTGACCAGGGTGCGACCCCTTCCTTTACCTAGGACCTTGGATACGACGTTGCGAAGACCGTTATCGAGTACTCCGAGCAACCGACGTCCGGTTTCCCCTGGACGACCGCTGAAAGATGTCACATGGAAGTATTCGTGATCGTCCGGCGAGACCTCGGAAAAATAGTAATTCGAGACGCAGCAACGGGCCGTGCTTACGGATACTGGACTGACTGAATGCCAGGAATCCTTGTTCGTCTCCATCACCACAAGACGGTTGAACGCAGATACGATGGTCTTTTGGCTATTCACCTGATGGTCCCACAGCTCAAAGTTTCCACCATTTTCGAGTGACCAGTTCGGCGTCACGTAATACAACAGGTTGAGCCGGCGATAGAGGTTGCGAGTTCCGTCGTGGCTGTTGTCGATGTGCGGATTGAGGAAGTCCCCCTCAAACATCATCGACAACCCACCCGCGTACAATGACGGGTCGGGAGTAATTCGCTCGAAGCCGACCAGCGCTGACACCTTGGCCACCACGTCCGGATGCTGAATGGCATAGGTGATGTTGCTTAGGATCTCGGGAAAGTGACTCAGATCCGTCATCGTTTTTTTCTTCTCGCGGAACGACTTGCGATCAAAGAAACCGTCGGCTGCTTTTGGAAAAGCGTCATAGATGGCCTGGGCCATGTCATCGGTCAGAAGGTCGTCTACGAAGAAATGGCGGGTGTGGGTACCTTGCGGGCTGGACCATTGCTGTCGGATGTCGTGCTGCAGGCCGTCAAGTCTTTTGACCAGCATTGCAGCGATATTGGGGATGTCCATCGCTATTCCTTAGGGCGAAGCAAAGTTCTTCAAGTCATTCATTGTCTTGCATACAGCGACCACGTGTCCAGTTACGTATCCAGAAACGCGTCCATACGTGTCAATTAATGTGTCAACTTACGTGTCAAGTAATGCGTCCGATTATGCGTCTACGTATCCGGTTGCCTGTCAATTTACTTGTCAATTTACTTGTCAATTTACTTGTCAATTTAAGTGTTCAGTCATCTATTTGCTTTTTAGGCTTTTCGTTTTTCTGTTGGTCGTGATAGGTCGCTGGGCAAAGTGTTTACAGTGTTTACATTTTTTGGATTTATCTAAACCGTCTGTCGGGTAAATACCTTAAACATACCTCTAATAAATCGCTGTCGTGACTGATCAAATTTAATCAATGCCCAAGCGTTATAAGGTTTTGACCGGTGAGTAGAGGTTTTTTGGAGGACGGAAAAGGAGCAGGCCCGCGCGGTGGCGGGCCTGACAAGGTGGTTTCGGGACTGATTTCTTATGCTACGATCTTCCCGTCACCGTACAGCCATGCATCTTGAAACGTGAGAAGCTTCGAGGGTATGGCTAGCGCATCGATGCGTCAACAGCCGATTACGCATTCCTCATGCGTAATTTGCCTTAACAGCTTTGAACGAGCACGTGAGCGATATCATAAATATCTGCGAAAGTTCTCTGTGCGCGTGGACGGTGACGATTTCAATCAAGGGCAAAAGCGATGTTCCGTTGCTATCCATTCATACAGAGGCAATCCATATGATGACGCGTTTCTTCCACGAAGACCTGATCCGAACTCTACAAGCCCTATACTGGACACTGCGATTGTACGGAATTATAAGGCAGCTCTGATCAATAGCGGGGCAGAGGTGGCTTCTCTGCCCCGCTCTGATCAATTACTTAATCCCGCCTCAGTTGGTCTAAACGTTAAGGTCGCCTTGGCCCATTGTCCCCGGCGCATTCAACAGTCTAGGTTTGCATGTGTCGATCAGAACGCTGATATCACGGGTGCCTGCACCACCAAGACTGCGCGTAGGCACAGCCGTCGACGTATTCAATACCACTGAGTACAAACCCGTTGTGGGCCATTGTGGCCAACGTGACGTCTAGCAGCTCTGGTAGCCGCTTTTCCTCTTTTGGCATGCCTGCGTCGAGCCAGGCAATGTTTGCATGCCTGCCTAAATATTCGCAGTGAGTCGATCGGACTATCACGTTCCCTTGTATCGCTTCGTAACGCTCCCTCTCTCTCGGTTCCAACGCTACACCCTTGCGCCTCATTGGAATGACCAAGACCTGCATCAGGCGGCGCTTTCTGATGTAGGGAGGTACAGCTGCTCCTCAATTGCATAGGCGAGCGCTCCGTCAGCAAGTTCCAGCATGTCGCTGTACTCCTCTGCGTTCACGATTTGCGAGCTATGCAGAGCGCAAGCACGTTGCAGCAACAATTTGTGATGGACTCCGGGACAAGCAAGCAACGCGGTGCTGTCCTCAAGCAACGCTATCCATGCATCAACCTCTGCTTTTTTCTCTGTGATAACCGCTGCCATGACCATTTGCCCTCCGAACTTTTAACTGTATGTGCGTACAGTACCTTCGGGTGCTTTGGCTTCGCCATAACTCTCCGATGGGTGGGCTGGGTCTCGGCTGAGACTGCAGTGAGGAGAAAATTTGCCTAGGAATAAAAAAACCCAAGGAAAAGCACTTATCCCCCTCCCGCCGACGGGCTTCGCGTCCGTTTTTTTTGCAAGTCTCGATGCAGTGCAATAGGCCTTCAAGCCCAAGCGGGCCGTGGGCCTCTGCGGCTGATCAGCCATTTCACAGAGTGCAAAGTTTTGCAGAGGAATGCAGTGGGATTGCACTGTGGACCTTGGAAAGGCATTCAGGAGCACCGTGCAGAAGCCGCCGGTTTCGCTGGGTGAAAAACTAAAAAATACCCTGAGGCCAGGGTTTTCGAAATCAGGGTCGATCAAATCGCACATCGATTTCGGTCACAGCCTCGTTCGCAGTGGATGGGCTGGAAGCCTTGAGCGACAAGGCTTGTAGGTCAGTTTGGAGGTTTCACTGCCTTACACAGTTACTCACGGGCTTGAAAAACCATGCACCTGACTGTTTTCTTCAATAAAACACTGGCCACGTTCTTGTTGGCCTCGACGAATTTCGGCTTAACGGACTCGGTTAGAAATCTGCGGAGAGACGAGTCGACCTGTAGCCCGCAACCATGCTTGTCCAGACGTGATTGCAGATCTTTGAAGTTGATCGCGAGCAACGACTCGGGTGCCGCCGAATGGTTGTACTGTTCGCCTTTGCCATCCAGTAGGTCGAGTGCTGACCAGAATGGAATCAATGCGTCCTCAGCTGACTGTTCGGGCAAGCCAATGGTATCGAGGGCTGGTACCGGCATGCAGAGCAGCGCAGAAAAATGGGCGAGCTGGTCATAGATCGCCGAACGAAGCGCGATGCTCCTGGTTCGATTCAACTCCCTCAGGAGGAAAACTCGATGGCGGGACAACGCGATCTGGTCAGTGACGCATAAATCCTCGGACATGTTTATCTCCTATGCCCCGACCGGGTCGATGGCGCTGAAACGTGACCGGAACGTGGGATTTCGTTCTGAAAATAGGGGTGGGGTAAAAAAAATAGCGATATTAGCTAGATGTGAGGAAAAAGGGGTTGGAGGCCCCGGTTTTGCTGGGTCCTTCATATAGCAGGGGATAGCGATATGGTAGCTATATGGATAGCGATATTTTACCAAACCCCCGGAATCATTGGGTTTTAAGGAAGGTAAATATTACTGTTCATAAAGGTAATATTATCGCCTTCATATCGCTTCAATATCGCTATTTCCCGAAAACGCTGAGAGCCTTGATTTACAAGGGCTGTAGCCGTTTTCAGCAACCCATATTACTAATATCGCTCTTTTTTTTTGCCCCAACAAATTTTGAGACGCTGCCCTTGGGTGGGCTGCTTGGGGAGGTGCGGACGTGTGTTGGCGTGTGCGCTTTTACCGGCGCGAGTAATCACGTCTAAGGCCTGGTCAGGCGCAGTGAAAGGATGGCTTGTTACGTGGCTTGTTACGTGTACCGCAAAAAACAAGGGCCTGCATCGCTGCAAGCCCTTGATTTATATGGTGCCGGCACCAGGAGTCGAACCCGGGACCTACTGATTACAAGTCAGTTGCTCTACCAACTGAGCTATACCGGCGTAATGGGCTGCGAGTATATAGAGTCTGATGCGCTTGTAAAGCCTAGCTGTCTGATTCAGTTGAAAAAAATCGACCATTGGCGCTTCAGGTCGGATGTGGGCAGGTGGTGGTGCAGGACGTTTCTGTTGGTTTGGACGGATTGGTCTGTGTGGCAGGGCGGATGGCGTTGAATTCGGGCGTTGATTTTGCCGCTGGCGCACACGGCTTTTGCATCATGGAACGCTGGATTTTTCACCTGGCCTTGCAAACCGATATGTCTAGCCTTGATGGCTATCTGGCGCTCAAGAAGGCACCCATCCGCCCCCGCCATTTTCGGGCAGTTGCGGGGCAGGAGGGCTTTGCATAGGCTTGTTCTCAACGGCCCAGGCTACTGAGTCAGCAGCAAGGGTCGTTAGCTTTTCAGCCAGGCAGATAAAGGACTATCTGATGAGTGATGCGATGGATCGTAACCAGGTTTGGGGTGTTGTTTGCCGCAGGCTGGTCATTCGCTGAAGAGTTGTTGAAGGATATTTGCAGGTGCGCCTGGCCTGTTGGCTTTGCGCAGGGTGGGCTGAGGATGGCTGTCTGAATCGCATGAATGTGCGTCTGGATGCCGACGAAGGCTTCATCGATGTTTCAAGAAATGCCCGGATCCTCTGGATTCGGGCATTTTCTTGTGCGCTGGTTGCTGTTGCGTCGGATTTGCACTGGAGCTACCGGCTTTTTGGCCGATACAGCTGTATCGAAAATGGCAGTCGGCCATGGACAGCAAGTGCAATGCAGAGAACGCCTACGCATTACGAGCTGCTGAGTGTCGCTCGCGATGCCTCTCCTGAGCAGATCAAGAAGGCTTATCGCAAGCTGGCGCAGAAGCTGCACCCTGACAGGAATCCAGATCCTTACGCCTCGGAGATGATGGGCGTCGTCAACGCGTCTCACGATGTGCTGGCTGACCCTTCGCGGCGCGCGGCTTATGATGCGCAGCTCGCTGCCAACGAGCACAAGGCGCGTATGGACGCTGCGCGCCGCAAGCAGGCGCATGCAGCCCGTGGGCAGGCGGTTCATGTGTATGCGGCCACTTCTGCAGCCACTGCTGCTGCGCCGTCTCAGGCGGCTCGTGCGGGGCCGGCGCCCAAGTCTTCGTCCCATACTTCTGCATCCCCTTCCCGTGACAAGCGTCGTCGCAGTGCGTGGCGTTGGGCGCTGTTGTTTGTGGTGTTCTGCGCGGGTGGCGCGTGGATGGGCTACGACCCGGGTGCAGGCAAGTCGTTTGTGCCGTCCGAGCCTGCGCCGGTTGCGCAGACGTGGGTCAAGCCCGCGCCTGTCATGCCTGCCGCGCCGGTTGAGGAGCCTGTAGCGAGCCCAGCCAAGACGGTGGATGCGGCGGCGTCCGAATGTGGCGTGCCGGCGCTTGATCCGATGGGCGCGCCGTGGCCGGACAAGGCGGGCTATGTGAAGGACATGCCGGTGCTCAAGGACAACGGCTGGTCGCAGATCACTGTGGATAACTCGGCGGGCGAGTCGGCGGTGTATGCCAAGGTTACGGATGCGGTAGGGCGCAGGGCGTTTCGGCATGCGTTTGTGCCGGCCGGGGCGGTGTTTGTGTTCGCCAAGATGGACCCGGGGCTGTACCTGCTCAAGTACAAGATGATGAGCACGGGCTGTGCTTTTGCGTCGGGCAGGATTTTGCTGGAGGAGACGCCGATGGGCAGTCAGATCAAGTCCAGTGCCTACAAGCTGACGTTGCGTAAGCTGCAGAACCGCAGTGTGCCGTTTGCGCGGTTGAAGGATGATCAGTTTTAGTAGTGAGTCATGACAGGAATGCGGCGCTGCGTATTCAGTCTTCGCGAGCAAGCTCGCTCCCACGGGTTCTGCGCACCTGTGTTGAGATCATGTTTTGCAACGCTTTCAGGCCGGTTTTTGCAGGCACCGTCTCTTTCTTTTGAAGGACATTTCCGAGAGAATCCCCGACCGCTTGCGCCCCTCTGTCTGGGCTTCTAATCTCCGCCCCGTCGCTGCCCATCAGCGATCGGGTTTAGTAGCCCGCAGTGAGTTAAGGCGTAACACAGCCGCGTTTCATTAGGCTTCGTCCTGATGCTATGGCGACTGTGCGCTTGGCACCTTCGGGTGCGCCGGTTCTTAGCTCACCGGTCTACTAACTCGCGTACAGTTGCCGCCTTTTCGTTTAGTAGCGGAATGGCAGCGACTTCAATAGAAGGAGCTAAAGCATGGTCAAAGTAACCCCCGATCCGCCCAACAAACCGTCCAGCGCCGCACCGGTCTTCGACAAGGCTGTGGTCAAGCGCGCCATGGAGTGTTACCTGCCAATCTCCCGACCGGCCAAGGAACCCCACGACAGCAAGTTCGACTTCATCAGCCTGGAAGCCACCCTGGTGCACGCGCTGGATTTTCTGCGCTGCGCATCAGCCACCGCTCACGAACTCGGCGATGAGCTGACCGGTTCGCAACGCGATCTGGCGTTCGCTTCCATGCACATGCTGGAAATGGCCAAGGTCATGGTCGAGCGCTCGCTGGAGTGTGTCGAAGAGGTCTGA